ATATATTAATTCCAGGATGTCGTTTCTTAACAGACGTCCAAGATAATGGAGTACCCTTTGACAAACTAAGGCTAGTAAAGTCTCAGTCTCTCATGCAAGAGCAGATTGATGAAGCTGTAGTAGATATGTATAAGGAACCTGCCATTCGTAAATTTGAGGAAATCAATGGAAAAGATTTTAATCCTAACAGTACTGTTCAGCTTCGTAGCCTTCTTTTTGACTTTGTGGGGCTACGCCCGACTGGTAAACGGACTGGCACAGGAGCGCACTCTACAGATGCAGAAGTACTCGGAGAACTTGCAGAGCAATCACATATACCCCAACTCATTCTTGAGATACGACAAAAATCCAAGATTAAAAATACTTATTTGGACAAAATCTTACCTCAACTGGATAGAGATAGTAGGCTACGTACAGGCTTTAACCTTCATGGTACTACTAGTGGGAGGCTCAGTTCTAGTGGTAAACTTAACATGCAACAACTGCCTCGCGACAATCCTATAGTTAAAGGATGTATTAAAGCGGCTCCCGGCAATAAGATTGTTGCAATGGATTTAACTACTGCAGAAGTATATGTGGCCGCTGTACTTGCAAAAGATAAAGCCCTCATGGACGTATTCAAGTCTGGAGGTAACTTTCACTCTGCAATTGCACACAAAGTATTTAAACTACCTTGTGAAGTAGATCAAGTAGCAGAACTATACAGTATGCAAAGACAAGCGGCAAAGGCCGTAACCTTTGGTATCATGTATGGAGCAGGTGCAAACAAGATCAGTGAACAAGTAACAAAAGATAGTGGTAAACCTTTTACTCGTAACGAAGCACAAGAGGTTATTGATGACTACTTTAAAGAGTTCCACAAGTTAAAATCGTGGATCGAAGACAACCAAAAATACATCCAGCAGAATGGGTTTATTTACAGCTTCTTCGGAAGAAAAAGGAGATTACCAAATGTCGCCTCGACAGACAAAGGCATCCAGAGCCATAGCGTTAGGTCTGGTCTTAACTTTTTGGTGCAGTCTGCTGCTAGTGATATTAACCTTCTCGGTGCCATAGACATGAATGCTTGGATAAAAGCAAACAACAAGAAAGCACGTATCTTTGCGTTAGTACACGATTCAATATTAGCAGAAGTACCAGAAGAAGAAATAGAAGAGTATATGGAAAAGTTAGCATCATATATACAAATGGACAGAGGGCTTTCAATTCCAGGAGCTCCCGTAGGCTGTGACTTTGAGATTGTACACGAAGATTACTCTGGCGGTAAGTTCGAGAAAATGTATGGTGATAGGATATAAAAATATACATAAGCTAGTGTTTCCAGTTTTCCTTTTAGATTCGGGAAACTGGGACGCTGCTGATGGTTTACTTTATCTCAACGGTTTGTTACTCGATGACAAGAACCAGTCCGGAAAGACTCTTGGCGCTCGTAGAGTACAAACACCACACAGTAGTTTATATGATCTCAAAAAGATGGTTGCATCTCCAAATGGGCTACTAAAGCAAAGAACAAAGTATTTTATAGATAACGCAGGACGACCTTTCATATATGAAAAGAGTCTTATGTTACCTCTAAAATATTTAAAGATCAATAAAGTAGTAAGAAAAGATACTGCCGCATTGATATGGGTGAAAGGGCACAACGCTCCTTTCACTGTACCGCGCCCTCCCGAAGTAGGATATACATGGGCAGGGATTCTGCATATAAGGAATCTACCTTGGATGCTTTACGAGTATTCTGAAAAGAAACTCAAGGACACAAGAAGAAAAGTATAATATGGCTAAAAGACGTAAAACTCTTGCAGGCGCTAGTTTAGAGTTGCGAGAAATCGACCCCTTAACCAGAAACCAGTTGACAGCATTTGAGTCAACAAAAAATTTAGTCTTACACGGCTTAGCAGGCACAGGTAAAACATTTATATCGTCATACCTTGCATATGATGACATGGCAAAAGGAGTATACCAAAACCTTGTCATCATTCGTAGTGCTGTTCCTACGAGAGATATCGGGTTCTTGCCCGGAACAGAAAAAGAAAAGGCTTCTGTATATGAAGAACCTTATAAAGATATAGCAAATGATTTATTCAGTCGAGGAGATGCTTACGAAATTCTCAAGAATAAAGGGCTAGTACACTTTATGACAACTTCTTTTATACGAGGCATAACACTCAGAGATGCAGTTATTCTCATAGATGAGTGTCAGAATATGTCTTTCCATGAGCTAGACTCAATCATTACTCGTATCGGTGAAAACTGTAGAGTTATGTTTTGTGGAGACTTTCGACAGGCAGATTTAAAAGCAAACGGACTACAAGATTTTATCAGAGTTCTAAAACGAATGGAGAGATTCACGTTCATAGAATTTGAAGTAGAAGATATTGTACGATCTGATTTTGTAAAACAATACATCATTGCAAAGAATGAACTCAATCTATGAAAGCAGTTATAAGTCACAGAATATATATGGATTGTAGTGCTGAACTACAAGAGGCTATTGATAAAGAGCTTACATATGTAATTCCTTCGCACAACCCACTCGATCCGCCTCAAGTGATTAAAAACATGGGCATAATTCGTAACGGGTTAGTATCTCTACCAATAGGGCGTACGGATTTGATACCAGAGCACTATGAAATAGTAGATAAGCGAGTGAACAAGCCTGTAGACTTTCCTGAGTTTAGGTTTGAGTTACGACAAAGTCAAAAGGATGTTTATGACGCAATCGAAGACAACTCTATAATTAACGCATGGGTCAGTTGGGGAAAGACTTTTACAGGTTTAGCTATCGCTGGTAAGCTTGGTCAGAAGACACTTGTTGTTACCCATACTGTCCCTCTACGAAATCAGTGGGCAAAAGAAGTAGAAAAAGTCTATGGAATTAAAGCAGGCATCGTAGGCAGTGGTCAATTTGATCTTGATGCTCCTATCGTAATTGGGAATACACAAACTTTATACAGAAACGTAGACAAGATTCGTAAAGAGTTTGGGACAGTCATACTAGATGAGATGCACCATGTTAGTAGTCCGACCTTTTCCAAAATACTAGATACAAATTACTGTAGATATAAGATAGGTCTATCGGGGACTATAGAAAGAAAGGATGGTAAACACGTTGTGTTCAGAGATTACTTTGGTAATACTGTTTATAAACCACCAAAAGAAAACTATATGACCCCTATAGTACATATTGTACCATCTAATATTCGTTTCATGGATGGTTCAAGAATACCGTGGGCAAACAGAGTAACAAAGTTAGCAAACGATGAAGAATATAGACACACTATCTCCATGCTTGCGGCGGCCTACGCCGCAAAGGGGCACAAAGTTCTAGTAGTAAGTGATCGTGTGAGTTTTCTCAAAGCCTGTGCAGAACTTACAGGGGAGAAAGCAATTTGCGTAACTGGTGAAGTTCCGCATGAAGAAAGAGAAGTGCTTGTAGATAAGATTCTGTACGGGGATTCTAATATACTCTATGGAACGCAAGCAATTTTCTCTGAAGGCATATCAGTTGACACACTTAGTTGTTTGATACTTGGTACGCCTGTAAATAACGAGCCCTTACTCACACAGCTAGTAGGGCGAGTGATTCGTAAAAAGGAAGGTAAGATTGATCCTGTTATCATTGATATACACCTGAAAGGAAATACGGCTAGAAAACAAGCCTCAAATCGTGTCGGGTTCTATATGAAGCAGGGCTGGAACATGAAGTACCTTTAGAAAAATAATTCTTGACAACTTGGTAAAAACAAAGTATAATATATGCTCTTATTTGATTGGAAAAAGGTTTATGATACGGCAGAGGGCAATATTGCTACCTGCAACTTGATAATGGAAATGTTAGTCAATCAACAGATTCCAAAAAACAAGTATGACGCTATCTATAAATACTCTAATAAAAAATTTACAGGTTCCAGCTTTCTTCTTCACGGAGACTTGCTCCTGTACCACTCCTATAAGTACACCTCTAAAGAACTTTGTATCTACTACGCTCTCGCTTCCTTGCGAAGTTACGCAGATTACATAGCTTCTTATAAAACCACACTAGACGCACTGCATTGTCCTGTGCCTCTAGAACAACTTAACGATAACAGGCTACTCATTGTAGATGATAAAGAAATTACATTTATATATGAAGAAGTCACACTGGAGACTATACACTAATGGCACTATCATTTAATAAGCAAACGGGCGGAGCCCAAAAATCATCCATCACTACCTTTCAATACAAAGACGGCGATAACAAAATGCGTATCGTTGGCGACATCTTAGCTCGCTATGTCTACTGGATTCAAGGTGAGAATGGCAAAAATATCCCTATGGAATGTCTATCTTTTGATAGAAATTCTGAGAGATTTAATAACTCAGAGAAGGATTGGGTACGAGAGTACTATCCTGACCTAAAATGTGGCTGGAGCTATGCTACTCAGTGCATTGATAACGGAGAAGTTAAAGTAGTAAATCTAAAGAAGAAGTTGTGGGAGCAAATTATTACTGCCGCAGAAGATCTTGGAGATCCTACTGACCTGAATACTGGCTGGGACATTTGTTTCAAGCGAGTAAAGACTGGGCCACTTCCTTACAATGTAGAATATCAGCTACAAGCACTGAAATGCAAGCCTAGAGCTTTGGAAGACGGAGAGTTGGCAATCATTGCTGATTTAAAATCTATGGATGATGTTATGTCTCGTCCAACTCCAGACGCTCAAAAAGAGTTGCTTGACAGAGTTCGTAACCACGGTGACGAAACTGATGACGAAGCCTTAGATGCGGAGTTCAATGTAGGATGATTCTCTTCACGGCAGACTGGCACATCAAGCTGGGGCAGAAAAATGTACCAGTAAAGTGGGCTACAAACCGTTATAAAATGTTCTTTGAGCAAGTTTATGAACTAGAGAAAGAGTGTGATATGCACATAATCGGTGGAGATCTCTTTGATCGTCTGCCGAATATGGAAGAGTTGGAGCTTTACTTCTCGTTTATTCGAGGAGTAAAGATTCCTACTATTATATTTGATGGAAACCATGAAGCTACAAAGAAAAATAAAACTTTCTTTACTCAGCTCAAACAGGTTTCACGGGATATTAATCCTCTCATCAATGTAGTAGATATCTCATACGTTGATCATGATCTTGGATATGGTATCTTACCGTATGCAGATTTACACAGAAAAGGTGCAATCGAACATTTTAATACGGCACAGCCTTTGTTCACGCACGTCAGAGGAGAGATACCGCCACACGTAAAACCGGAAGTCAACTTAGATATGTTTGAAGACTTCCCGATTGTATTTGCAGGAGACTTACACTCTCATAGCAATACACAAAGAAATATTGTATACCCAGGTAGTCCAATGACTACTTCATTCCATAGAAATCTAGTAAAGACAGGGTACATACTGATTAATGAGAATGACTGGAGCTGGATGTGGGAAGAGTTTCGTTTACCACAGTTACTTCGAAAGACGGTAACAAGTAGTGAAGAAATGCTTCCAACCGAGTTTGATCACACGATCTACGAGGTAGAAGGGGATATACAAGACTTGGCAGGAGTGAAGAACTCAGAACTTCTCGACAAGAAAGTAGTAAAACGAAAGTCAGAAGCATCTCTTATTATGGACAAAGAGATGACGATACAAGAAGAGTTAATAGAGTATCTAACTTATATACTCGAAATAAACCCTGATAAAATACCAGACATCATAGGAACATACAATGATTACACTACAAACGTTGAAATGGGATAACTGCTTTAGTTATGGTGCTGGTAATGAGTTACAATTAAACGACAATACTGTTACACAGATCCTTGGTACTAATGGGATGGGGAAGTCTTCCATCCCATTAATCATAGAAGAAGCATTGTACAATAAAAACTCAAAAGGTATCAAAAAAGCAGACATTCCCAATCGTTATGTGAATGATGGTTACAACATCTATCTCTCTTTTACGAAAGATGAAGATAGGTATGAAATTACTGTCAATAGAAAGACAAGTATAAAAGTAAAACTCGAAAAGAATAGCATAGATATATCTAGCCATACGGCTACGAATACATATAAGAATATTCAGGAAGTTCTTGGAGTTGACTTTAAAACATTCTCGCAACTAGTATATCAAAATACAAATGCGAGTTTGCAGTTTTTAACCGCTACAGATGCAAACCGTAAGAAGTTTCTCATAGACTTGTTACACCTTGAAAAGTATGTCGAGTTATTTGATATATTTAAAGGTGCTTCCAGAGAGGTATCGAATACGTCTGCCACGATAGCAGGGAAGTTAGCAACAGTAGAAAAATGGTTAGAAACAAATAAATTGAGTGATATAACCATACTGCCCATGTTGGATTTAGAAATTGATACATCTGATGATGAGAAGGCTTTAAGTTCTTTGATGGCAGAGATTGAAAATATCTCCGAAAAAAATAAAAAAATTACTACAAATAATCAATACAAAGCACTGCTCGATCAAATAGATATTGCAGAGATACAGAACTCAGTCATAAGAGACTATGAGTCTTATGATGAGCTACAAGCAGAGCTAGGTTCAGTGCAAGCACTCGCTACGGGTGCTCAACGAACCCTTAAAAAGTTAGAAGAATTAAAAGAAATTTGTCCCACATGTAAGCAACCTATCGATGTCTCGGCAGAGAAGGCTATGATTGATGTGGAACGCAGAAAGCACGAAGAAGC